ATGAATTATATAAAGGATTTTCTTGAAAATACTCCAGAAGATATATATGAGTTTTCTATTATCCTTGAAGATGCGTTAGTTGATGAGTATGATGCAATGCATGCGGAACAGCCGAGAGCAACTGAAATATTGGCAGAAGAAACCCCGGACATTTGCGCATCAGCAGAACCGGGGATGAAACCAAAAGAAATTGAAGAATTCAAACGTAAATTGGAAATTGAATACAACAAAGCATTAAAAGCAGTTGTGTAGTTACCACCAGTCGATACGGCCGGTGGTATTTTTGTACTCATTTTTAAGAAAGGATAGGGTAAACGGTATGAAAAAATTATTTATCAGTCAGCCAATGAGAGGAAAATCTGATGAAGATATCCTTGCAGAACGTCAGAAAGCCATCAAGAGTGCAGAGGAGAAGATCGGAGAACCAGTAGAGGTTATTGATTCTTTCTTCCAGGAAGCTCCGGCGGATGCAAAGCCACTCTGGTTCCTTGGAAAATCCCTGGAACTTCTGGCTGGTGCTGACATTGCCTACTTTGCGAAAGGCTGGCAGGATGCCAGAGGGTGCAAGATTGAAAATACATGTGCTATTGAGTACGGTATTCCGGTCATTGAAGATTACACAGCAGAGTAGAAAGGCGGTGATCCAGTTATCTCCCGTTGAGACGCAGGGTTACGCGTCTTATTTTTATGCCCTGCCATAAGGCATTAAACTGGACAACTACCCGGCCGGAGGTCTAGCCGGCTATATCCCATACCGCTGAAAGAGCGGTCAATAAAATATTTCAGGAGGAATGTAACGATGAAAAATATTCATGAGATTTTGAAAGAGTATGGACTTGAGCTTCCAGCAGGTAAGAAGGCAGCGTTTGACAAGGCTTGGAAAGAAAATTATCGCACTAAGAGCGAGTATGACAATGCAGTTTCCCAGAGAGATAACTATAAGAGTTCCCTGGATGATGTGAACGCCAAGCTGAAAGCGTTTGAAGGTGTGGATGTAAAAGATCTGCAGGGACAGATTACAAAGCTTCAGGGAGATCTGAAAGCGAAAGACGATGAATATGCAGCTAAAGAAGCAGACCGCATGTTCATGGAATCTATTAAAGAGGCAGTCAAAACTGCAGGTGGAAGGAATGAAAAGGCTGTGATCGCGATGCTGGATATTGATGCTCTGAAAGAATCCAAGAATCAGTCCGATGATATCAATAAGGCCTTAGAAGATGTGAAGAAGTCTGATGGGTATCTGTTCGGAAAAAATGAACCAATTAACAATGCAGTAGGCGGTACTGGCGGAAGTGGCGGAGCTGATATCGGTGGAGACGATGTGTCAGCTATTCGAGCTGCTATGGGACTGCCGGAAAAGAAATAAGAAAAGAGGTAGAAAAGCATGGCGAATGCAATTGAATTAAGAAAACAGTATTCAACACTTTTGGATGAGGTGTATAAATTATCATCGCTGACAGCTGTACTGGATGGACCGAACGAATTGGTTAGAGAAGGAGCAAATGCAAATGAGATTCTGATTCCGAAAATGTCTATGCAGGGACTTGCGGATTACAACAAAAACACAGGTTATGTGGCAGGAGATGTGACTCTGGACTACGAAACAAAGAAATGTGCTTACGACAGAGGTCGTATGTTTAATGTGGATGCAATGGACAATATTGAATCAGCTGGTATTGCATTTGGACGTCTTTCAGGAGAATTTCTTAGAACTCAGGTTGTACCGGAGTTGGATGCATACAGATTAGCAGCTTATGCACAGATTGCAGGTGTCACAACTGTAAAGGGAGTCCTCGCCAATGGAAAGGAAGCTCTTGCAGCACTCAGAGCCGCAAGAGGAAAAATTGAAGATGCAGAGGCAAATCTTGCAACATGCTATCTGTTCATTAATCCGACGGTATATGGAATGATCGAAGATCTTGATACGACTGCATCAAAGAAAGCAATCGAAGGATTTGCAGGAATTGTGAAAGTTCCTTCAGGAAGATTCTATAGTAAGGTAAAGTTGAATGCTTCTGGCGCAGGCGGATTTGCGAAAGATACAGGCGGAGTTGCAATGAATTTCCTGATTGTTGATAAGCAGTCAGCAATTCAGTATCAGAAGCATACGGTTTCCAAGATTATTTCACCAGATCAGAACCAAAATGCAGATGCTTGGAAGTTCGGATACAGAACAGTTGGAATCGCAGAGTGCAAAGACAACAAGAAAGATGGTATCTATGTCCATACAGTAGCTGAATAAGAGGTGATGTCATGAATGTGACATATGAGTATTACATGAATTCTTTTGGCGGTTCTTTGATTCCAGAGAACTGCTGGAATTTCACGGAAATTAAAATGAGTGCCAGACTGAACAGATACACATTTGATCGAATGAATGAGGGAGACTGGCCAGAAAAGGCAAAGGCGGCACTTTGCGAGATGTGTGATTGTGCATACAAATATGAGGAACGCGACGGGAAGACATCAGAGAATAATGATGGATATTCTGTATCGTATGATATAGGCAAGTCGTTAGATGCAATGTTGTATGAAATTGCAGAGATATATCTGATTAACACAGGACTCATGAGTTTGGCGGTGAATGATGATGATAACGAATGCAACGATTACGATCTATAACAGGAAACGTGGAGATAAGGATACCTATGACACGTGGAATCGAACAGTTCTGCGTGACGTTCACGTGTATATCGATCACAAAACGGCATTGACTGAATCAGGGTTGAAGAGTGCAGATGTTTACAAGATCCGTATTCCGGAAGAAGTGGAGAATGCGGATCGGTACCTTCCACCGGAAGAATACGAGAGGTCGGAAACTTCGGAAGAATATTGGACAATCCAAAACGATGACCAGATTGTTATCGGAGAATGCGAGATGGAGATCGAGAAGCCTTCCAATCTGACGGCAGTATCTCAGAGACACTGCAAGGTTAACAGCTGGTCAGATAACCGGTTCGGATCAATACCTCACTGGAGGGTCGGAGGTGAGTAGATGGCTGGCAAGAAAGCATTTTCAATCAATACGCCACGTGGAAGTATCACCACGGTTACGAATGCAAACGGATCGGTAACGGCAGAACTGAAATGGGCACCTGGCTTTTCAGAGCGAAAAGAGGGTGCTTTTTCCAATGCACAGGAATTCGTCGATTCAGAATGCCTGCGCTATATGAATCCACTGACTCCGAGAAGAACCGGGATGCTGATCAAGTCCGGGACACTTGGAACTGTGATCGGTTCCGGATCTATTGAATACCTGGCACCATATGCCCGCCGGCAGTATTACGAGCACAGATCAAAAGCACGATGGTTTGAAACCATGAAGGCGAGCAAGAAAGATGTGATCAGGGAAGGAGCTGAGAAACTTGCAGGAGAATAAGAGAAAGCCGATTATTGAAAGCATCCGGGAATATGTGAGAACGTATCCCGGAATCGATAACCGGAAGATTAATATTGATTATCTCGGAGACGGAATGGAGTATTCCATTGATCCGATTGGAGCAGATCCTGTCTATAAAAAATATACGGATGGGAGCTGTCTGAAACAGTTCCAGTTTGCCCTTACCAGCAAGGAAGCCTATGACGGTGATGCAAGAACAGGCATTGCCAACAGTGGCTTTTATCAGGATTTTGAAGAGTGGACGGAACAAAACAACTTAAATGATATCGTACCTCAGCTGGACGGTCACAACGCTATTAGGGTGGAAGTGATGCAGTCTGGCTATTTATTTAGCGCGGAAGCTGATCTCGGACGGTATCAGATGATATGCAGAGTGATTTACAGATAGGAGGAGTTATATGGGCTCAGAAAAGATGTTAGTAGGCAGACATAAGAAAGTAGCTTTTATGGATGCTGACGGTAAAGGAACAACATATACGAGAATGACTGGTTTTACCTCACTGTCAGAGGGCAAAAACTCTATTGAGTACAGCCGTCAGTATGTGGACGAAGCGTCAGAAAGATCAGATGTCGTAGGCTATTCGCCGGCTATCGATTACGAGCTGGACAGATATACGAATGATCCGGTGCATGAGAAGATCGCAACAATTACAGATGATGAGATTGTCGGAACAGATGCGCAGGTTAGCATCGTAGTAGTTGACCTCTTCGATCAGAAGACGTCCGAAACAACTTGCACAGCACGCAAAAGACTGTGGAGTGTGATTCCGGACACGGAGGGTGACGGAACGGACGCGCTGATCTACAAAGGAAGTTTTAAAGCAGCAGGAGAAATTGTGAAAGGCACAGCTACCACCACAGACGGATGGAAGACTTGTACTTTTTCAGAAGCATAGAATATAACAGGAGAGTGAGCCAATGAGCCTTTGGAAATTTGGAGATTTTGAAACAGACGTGGATTTCACGGATGCGGATTTTTTAGACGCAATCGAGGATGCGAAAGCAGCAATGTATGAAGAACAGAAGAACGTGCCAGTGGTCGGAAAGAACAGTGACATCATCCGAGCACAGTGCGCTTGTTTCTATGTGTTCTTCGATACCCTTTTTGGAGAGGGAGCCGGAGAAAGAATTCTTCGTGGAAAAAACAGCGTTATGTTGTGCAACGAGGCAGCAGAGTCGCTTCTGGCATTTGAAGATGCAGAAACAAAAGCATTTGAAAGCAAATATGGTAAGTACGAACCGAACAGGAACGCGCCACAGCAGTTCCCGCAGTCCTACCAGAACGGGAACCGCCAGCAGAGAAGATCTCAGCAGAGAAAGAACAAGAATTATAATCGCAATAACTAGGTGATATTGTATGAATATTCTGTACGAAAGATTTCCGGAATCAGTGAAAGTAAATGGGGAGTATTATCTGGTTATCACTGATTTCCGTGAATGGCTGCGTTTTGCAGAGCTTGTGGAAGATGATTCGGTTCCGTGGCAGATAAAATGCAGATTACTACTGCAATGGTACACAGACAGGATTCCTGATGATATCGAAGCGGCTATATATGCTCTTGGAGATTTCTTCACATGTAAAAAGATGTACCAGGAAGATTCTGAGGAAGAAGAGGAAGAGCAAAAAAGAATCAAGCCGGTGTTTTCGTTTTCGGAAGATGCCGGCTGTATTT